AGATTACGTTGGTAAGTTTTATTCTGTACAATACATAAGAAAAAATGTTTTAAAACAAAACGATAGAGAAATGGAAGATATGGATAAACAAATCAAAAAAGAAATTGATGATGGTATTATTCAAAACCCTATGGCTCAAATACAAAATGAGGAGAAAAAATAATGAGTGAAGAAGTAAAAAGTTTCGTTGACAAACTTGCGGCAGGCGATAACGCTGGTGCTGGTGATGCGTTTAAAGATGCATTAAGAGTTAAGGTTGGTCAAACGTTAGATAATCACAGAAAAGATATGGCTGGTAATTTGTTTAATCAATCAAATACACCTATACCTGAAGTAGAAGCACATAGTGACCCTAAACCAGAAATAGCTGATGTAGGGACATTTACACATGATGGACAAGTGCAAACTAGTAATGATGTCAAAGATGGTTCCGCAGAAATGGACTTAACACAAGATGGTACAGCAGATACCATGGTAGGAGTAGATGTCAATGCAGGTGAGCAGAATAGTTAAAGAGAATCTATTAATAGATTCACAAGCTTACAATAGTCTTTCGCCTAATATGAAAGACGCTGTAAAAGATGTATTTTCGTTTTATAAAGAAGCGAAAGGTAACATTGTAGAAAGATTTGAAAGCGCAATTAAAGAAGTTGCTGCTATACATAATTTAGAAGTTAAACAAATAGAAGATTACTTTGATAAAGAAGTAATTGAAAAATTAGGAGAAGACAAATAATGTCAACAGTAATAGCAAAAGGTAATGTGGTAAACAATCCATCACTTAATGATATTGGTCGTGCTCATTTTGTTAGATGTACAGCAACTGCTGCTACTCAAACTATTGAAATAAGAAGTTTGGATAGTACAGTATTAGGTCAAGTATATTTACATGCAGCAGGTGATACAGTAATTATTGAAAAAGCAGCAGACGATAAAATTACAATGGCAGATGGTCATGCATCAGCTGTTGGTTCACCAAGAAGTTAATTATGATTACGGCTACCAAGCTAACGGATAATAGTTTTAACATTATAGTTAAAGCGAATGGAGTTGGAAGTGAAGACGAACAGACTTTGGTAGATGTAGTAAATTCAAATAATGCGACTTCGGAACCTAAAGTTTCAATCGCAGATATACATTATGAAATATTAGGCACTGGTAAGTGTACAATATTTTTTAAAAACGATATAGAAAAAAAGGTAGAAATTACGGGTAGAGGAAACTACGGATTGAAACCTAGTGAAGATAGAATTAAAGATGCAATAGGTGATATTTTACTAACAAGCGACTCTGATGTTACAAGTTATAATGTAGTAATAGAGGCGCAAAAAGAATCAGGATATACAAACTAATGGCTGACGCAGTAACAACACAAACAATATCAGATACTTCAGGTGTCAAATTTGTAGCGAAACTTACAAATTTCTCTGATGGAACTGGCGAAACTTTAGTGAAAAAAGTTGATGCATCTGAACTTACTTTTATGAGTGAAGATGGTAATAGATCAATCGCTAGAGTATATTATTCAATAAACACATCAGATAATAAGTCAGGTGTAGAGTTGATTTGGGACGGAACAACAAACGCAACTGCTTTATTCTTATCTGGTAACGGTTTTATGGACTTTAGAACAGATGGAAATAGTATTCCAAACAATGCCGGTACTCCTACTGGTGATGTTTTACTATCAACTAAAAACTTTGCGAATGGTGATAACTATACGATTATTGTAGAGTTTAGGTAAAAAATAGTATAAATATATCTATAAGAGAGAGAAAAACTATGAAACTAATTTCCGAAGAAATAAACAACGCCGAGTATCTTATTGAAGAAACTAACGGTAAGAAAGATTACAAAATTAAAGGTATCTTTTTACAATCAGAGTTAAAAAATAGAAATGGAAGAGTCTATCCAAAAGATGTACTTGAAAATGAAGTAAAAAGATATAACCAAGAATTTATCAATAAAAAAAGAGCGTTTGGTGAGTTAGGGCATCCTGACGGACCAACTATCAACCTAGAAAGAGTATCACATATGATTACGAAACTCTATCCAGATGGTAATAATTTTATTGGTGAAGCAAAAATAATGAACACACCATATGGTAAGATTGTAAAAGGTCTTATTGATGAGGGCGCACAATTGGGTGTATCTTCTCGTGGTATGGGTTCGTTAGTACAAAGAGGTGGCGTTAATGTTGTAAAAGACGATTTTTACATCGCAACCGCTGCTGATATTGTAGCAGACCCATCTGCTCCTGACGCTTTCGTAGAAGGTATTATGGAAGGTAAAGAGTGGGTATGGGACAACGGCGTACTTAAAGAACAAGATGTAGCCGCTTGGAAAATGGAGATTTATAGAACAAGAAAAAGAGAATTAGAAGAAAAAAAGGTTAATATCTTTAAAAACTTTCTTCAAAAACTTTAATCTTATAAATATCCTATAACGAAACAAAAAATAAACGTTTATTTTTATAAGGGAGATTTCAATGGCCGAAACAGATAAGAAAATTGAGGCAATGGAACAGGAAGTTAGTGAAGTGGTAAATCCACAAGCTGATGCTCCGAAGAAAAACGCTGTAGCGGCTGAGCCTACGCATTTAAAAAACGATGCACAAGACTTAGGTCCAGCGGTTGTAAAACCGACTGACAGCAATCCAGACGCTTCAAAATCTACAAAACCCGTTTCTGGTGATGCACAACAAAAAAGTGCTGGCGCTGCTGATGCAATGTCAAAACTTAAAGGTGAATCAAAAGAGACAGACGAAAAATCCTTAGAAGATAAAGAGAAGGCAGAAATGGCACACGCAGATGACAAAGATAAAAAAGATATGAAAGCTTCTTATAAAAAAGAAGAATCAGAACTTGATATCAAAGCAGATGTAGATGCACTTATTGGCGACTCTGATTTATCTGAGGAATTTAAACAGAAAGCTGCGACAATTTTTGAAACTGCGATTAGAGCAAAAGTCAAAGAAGAATCTCAAAGATTACAAGGCGAGTATGAAACTAAATTAAAAGAAGATACTGAAGCTCATAAAGCTGATGTTGTTGAAAAAGTAGACTCATACCTTAACTATGTTGTTGAGGAATGGATGCAAGAAAACAAGATCGCTATTGAAAGAGGTATCAAAGGCGAAATTGCTGAGGACTTTATTGGTGGTTTGAAAAAACTATTTGAAGATCACTATATTGATGTCCCAGATGAAAAATATAATGTGCTTGAAGATCAAGCTTCTAAAATAGAAGACCTTGAAAAGAAACTTAACGAAGAAATTGAAAAGAATGTTAAATCTAATAAGACTATTGGTGAGTTAAAAAGAGAAGATATAGCGAAAGCTGTTTCTGAAGACTTAACTGATACTCAAAAAGAGAAATTTAACAAACTAGCAGAAGAAGTTGAGTATTCAAACGAGGAAGACTTCACTACTAAAGTTAAGACAATTAAAGAGTCTTACTTTGGTAAGCAAGAAGCGAAATCTAATGATATAGATGATGTGGCGGTAAGCGATGGATCTACAGTAGAACCTGCAGATTTAACAAACAGCATGGCTGCTTATAGCGCCGCTATAAGTAAAACTAAAGACATTAAGTTGTCAAAATAATAATATAGAGGGAGAAAAATACAATGTATTTATCTGAAACTTACGAAAAGAAATGGCAGCCAGTCCTAGAGCACCCTGATTTACCAAAAATCGGAGACTCTTACAGACGTGCCGTTACAGCTACAATCTTGGAAAACCAAGAAAGAGCACAAAAAGAAGACAACGCTTTCTTAAACGAAGCAGCGCCTACTAACAATACTGGTGGAACATCAAATTGGGATCCAATTTTAATTTCACTTGTTAGAAGAGCAATGCCTAATTTGATTGCATACGACATTGCAGGTGTACAACCTATGACTGGTCCAACTGGTCTAATCTTCGCAATGAGAAGTAGATACACTTCAGCAACTGGTGCAGAAGCATTATTTGACGAAGCTGATACAGATTTCTCAGGAAGAAACGCAGCGGGTGATTCAACAGCAGGCCAAACTGGTGCTGGTTCAGGATCTAACGCAGCTGGTTCACACACAGGTACAAACCCAGGTTTATTAAACGACAGCCCAGCTGGCGCTTATAGAAAAAACGAGGGTATGACTACTGCTACTGCTGAAGCACTTGGAGACGCTTCTGGTAATGCATTTGCTGAAATGGCTTTCTCAATTGAGAAAACTACAGTAACTGCTAGATCAAGAGCTCTTAAAGCTGAATACACTATGGAACTTGCTCAAGACTTAAAAGCAATCCATGGTCTAGATGCTGAAACAGAACTAGCAAACATTCTATCTGCTGAAATCCTTTCGGAAATCAACAGAGAAGTTGTTAGATCAGTTTACATCAATGCTGAAAAAGGTGCATCAACTAATGGTGGTGCTGCTGTTAATACAACTACTGAGGGTGTATTTGATTTAGATACAGACTCAAACGGAAGATGGTCAGTTGAGAGATTCAAAGGACTAATGTTCCAAGTTGAAAGAGAAGCTAACGTTATCGCACAGAGAACAAGAAGAGGAAAAGGTAATATGATTATCTGTTCTTCAGATGTTGCCTCTGCGTTACAAATGGCAGGTGTTTTGGACTACGCTCCAGCACTTAACAACAATCTAAACATTGACGATACTGGTAATACTTTTGCTGGTGTATTAAATGGTAGATTTAAAGTGTACATAGACCCATACAGTGCAAACAATGTAGCTAAACAATATTTTGTTGTTGGTTACAAAGGTACTTCACCGTACGATGCAGGTATGTTCTATTGTCCTTATGTTCCACTTCAAATGGTGAGAGCAGTTGGCCAAGATACGTTCCAACCAAAAATCGGTTTCAAAACTAGATATGGATTAATTGCTAATCCTTTCGCAGAAACTGGAGCAGTTGCTTCAGGTGCTGTATCTGGTATAACTGATTCTGGTAATGCGAACTCTAACAGATACTACAGACGTGTTCAAGTTGCGAACTTAATGTAATATTTGTTTACAAACAATTTAAAAAGGGCGGCCTAAAAAACCGCCCTTTTTTTATGCCTAATGTATAAATAGTATAAAGGAAATCACTTCGGATGGCACCAAATAGATTTACATATCTAGTATTGGCATTGCTTATTTTGTTTGCTATTTCAATGTCATTATAAAGATACTAAATAATACTATGAAAAATATATTAACACAATACTTTTGGATATTTTCAGTTGCAATTGCTATACTAGTTTTATCTCTAATGTTGTTTCCTGAAAAGAAAAATAGACTAGAGTTTATTGAAGAAGAAATAAAGAAAGTACAAGAAAAGAAAAAGGTACTTACTAGTAAAGAAAAAGAACTTGAAAAACTAGCTACTGAAAAGGACTGGGAACAGGTGGATAAGGACACGACTAAATAGTATTATGACAGTTACAAACTCACTAACTAGACAACCTACAAAATTAGATTACGCTAGTCCTACTCAATTTAAATTTAGTATTCTTAAACTTCCTAAAGTGGAATACTTTTGTACTTCTGTAAATATACCTGGAATTAATTTAGGTGAAACTACACAAGCAACTCCACTAAAAAAGATACCTATACCTGGTGACACATTATCATACGAGCCATTACAAATGACTTTTCTGGTAGATGAAAATTTAGAAAACTTCCAAGAGATACATGGTTGGTTAGTTGGAATAGGTTTTCCGAGAGATAATTCAGAATTTAGAAATTTACTAACTT